ATGATCTTCCGTTAGTAACGAGTCTACGATATTTATCAATGGCATTATGATTGCGGGCCCAAGTGGCTCCATACTTCTCTGCGATCTCGCGCTCAGACATGCCGGTCTTGACGTCTGCCATAAGCAGCATCAAGTCGTTGCGTTTTCCAGGGGCGGGAGGTTCTCCTTGTTCCCAAGGTCCATCGAGGCGATCGTCGTCCTTTCGACAGTAGTCGCGGGCCTGATCGTGGGTTCCCCTCCGAGGCTCGAAGTGCGCTCGGGGCGCAAGACGGCGGAGAGCTGCGAGCCGACGGTTCGAGGGGAAGTAGAGGTAGCCCTGATAGTGCGGGGTTCCTGACTCCCCCTTCTCGAGCTGGTAGACGAGATAGGACGCGCCCCACTGCTTGGGGTCCTCGGTGGCGGGGACTGGTTCATCGCGGACTGGATTGTTGAGGGTGAAGCACCAGGCTCTGGTCTGGACGGTTGAGGCTGAGGCCATTACTGTTGGTACAGAGGTTGAGGGTGGTAATACTGCTGTACCAGCCACCCTCAACCTTTTATACCCATGCTTTTTCTCAAGAAAAAAATATCTTCGTTCAGAACGTTTATTTGCACCAATGATTCCAGAATCCGAATTCTGGCCAATGAGAGACGAATCCACTTTGTGACCAATCATTCGTCATCATAGAAGAGACGAGCGTTCCCGTGGAAGTAGGTGGAGTTGTTGGATGCCTCGGTCAAGAAGAAACCGAAGATGTCGTTTCCTCTGATCGTATTGCCCGCGGCCCCTGAGTAGGTCAAGGTCATGTTGAGATCCAGTACCACGTTGGTGAGTGGGACCATGAGGTGATGATAGTGTCCACTGGGCTCGACGTTGGTGACATCCATGTTGAAGGTCTCGTCGTAGAGGATTTCGAAACGGTCCCTGTTGTAACGATTCTGAAAGGAGGTGATGCGCATAGACTCGAGAACCATAGGAGGAGTGGTGAGAGCACCAGTGTACTGACGGTCTCGAACAAAAACGACGCGAGAGTAGGCGGTTCCAGTGTCGAGACGATCAGCAGTCATCCAGAACTTTACGCAAAGTCTCTGGGCACGTACCTGTCGGCCATTGCGCTGATTGTCTTGATTGCCACGAGGAATCTGACAGAACGATCCAAGCATGGAGTACCCAGGCGCAGTCGTAAGAGGAATATCGTACTGGTAATCAACAATCTTAAGACCATCGAGAAAAGGATCTCGAACCCCACGTGTGACCACGCGATCCACCGACATGTTAGTTTTTGAGAAATAGAAAAGCGCTCCTCAATAGTCGCGCATTAAAGGTGGGTTAACAAAGAGTTTAATAGACCCGCCCCGTGTCCTGCCGGGCACAAGGCCACTCCCGGACACTTAGGGGCGTACCTGTAGTCTGCGACAGCTTAACACGGATGAAAAGGACGGGAGGGCTCAGAGTTTAGTCATCCCGATAGCGGATTCTGCCGAGACACTTGAAATCATTCAAGGCGGTTGCTGCTCCATAGGGGATGGCAAGGAGGACGAGGTTGTTAGACCTGATGGTTGCGATTGCTCCAGTAGCCGCAGTGTTATCATAGTTGATGGGGATATTGGTCTTTCGATAGACCTGCTTGAGATTGGGGCCCTGATAGCGAGTGTATCCTGCTTGGACGAGCGCAGAGGGAGAGTTTCGATGAGTCTTGTCGTAGAGGACGGTGAACCGATCAGAGTTGTCGAGGTTCCTGTAGGAGAACATCCCGAGAGCGTTCTGGACCATGGTCCAAGTGGCTGGAGTTCCGTTACATTGCTTGTCCAAGACGAGCATGACCCTGACGTAGACGACGTTGTTTTCGGTGTGATGCAAATCGATGGTGTACATCAGTTGGATCGAGGTCACGGTGACCGATCTTCCAATGCGAGCACTGGGACCGTCTCCGATTGGAATGGGGACGAGACTGGCGATTCCAAACGCATTGTTGTGAGGGAACGCGTTGACTGAGAGGTCCGCGTCAATGAACTTAGACTCGGGACCAAAGCGACCCCAAACTCCCGCAGTTCGAGCATATCCCCTGAGAGCGGGATTGCGTGCGATGATGGAGGTTGTAGGTCGACGACGCCTTCCACTCGTGAGGAAGGCACTTGGAGATGGAGTCTTTCGAGGAGTTGGAGTGTTCCACATCTGGAACCTCGAGGGGGTTACTGGTTTTCTTGGGGTCCGGTAGCTTGAGGGAGAAAACATGTTGTCGCAAAATGGTTTTTGAGAAATGATTTATTCGTAGGGATCAAACGAGGTTTCATCCTGCTCGTAGCAGAGACAGGGGACACAGAAGCAGGCTTCGCAGTAGTAGCTTCCCATCTCCCTGTCATCCTCTTGACTGAGGTCTTCGTCACATCTCAGGGGATGTGAGGTCGACGAAGGATGAGGGACTTCGTGGAAAGCGTCCAGGCGACGGAGCTTCTCCGGGGGAGGACTGTCCGGCTCGTCGCTCTCGAGAAGAGGACTCTCGGCCATCTTGGGGGTTGGAGGGTTCTCCAACTCGGATGGGTCCAGACGATGAGCTTCCTGGGGAGGGCGGATCCAGCCGGCTTGCTTCCAGGTCATTGACCCGCGCTGGTCGGCTCGGAGGGACGGGCGAGTCATAACCACAGGGTCCACAAAGTAGACGGGACCGGGCTCCGTAGTCCTGGGCCTCTTGCCAAGGAGTGGCAATCCGAGATCCTTCCCCGTGAGATCGACGTGCGATGTCGGCGGGGGATTCACGAGACGAGGACGAGCCGTTCTCTCCGGAAGGACGCTGAGGGGGAGGTCCTTGATCGGGGGACTGACTACCTTCGAAAGTTGACGCATCGAACTGCCCTTTGACAATGGCTGGGATTCCCTGAGAGTCGACGTAGACGATGTTGTCAAGTCTTCGAAGGAGCGGGGCAGATCGCTGGTTTGGATACCAGGTGTCGGGGGGGTAGTTGGAGGTGATGATGATGGTTCGGGCGACAAAAGGCTTACTTCCGAGCTTGACGTCGACGACGAGGGGATAGCGGTCGAGTACGTGTAGCGCCACTCCGTATGGGAGGGTGCCCGAGACGAAGTCATCGACGACAACGTGATCGTGACAGTCGTAGCCACACCAGTAGGCGCCCCCACGGAAGGGGTAAGCGTCAGGATGTTGCTGATAAGCCCAGCGTGACTTGCCAGTTCCTGATGGTCCGTAAAGTACGGTGACTTCAGTCTTCCATGATCTTCCGTTAGTAACGAGTCTACGATATTTATCAATGGCATTATGATTGCGGGCCCAAGTGGCTCCATACTTCTCTGCGATCTCGCGCTCAGACATGCCGGTCTTGACGTCTGCCAT